GGGGAACTTGACGCCTTTTTCGAGGGCGTACCAGCTGATCAGATGAAGCTGGTCTATGGGCTCGCGCACGCCGCTGGTGACCTCGATGGGGACCTGCCCGGAATAGGGGGCGATGTCCCAGACGATCTTGGAGAGCGCTTCGTTCAGTTTTACATTCGGGCGGATGGTGAGCATGTCAATGCGCTCCCTTCAACAGGATCGCCACGATCCCGGCGAGCTGGAACAGCGTCATTACCACAAGGCCCCACATGCGGCCGTCGATCGATTTGACTTTGTCTTCCAAGGTTTTTACCCCCTGATGGCGTTCAACGCAGAATTTACGGCCCACGAGGTCCATGTTTTTTATTTCTTCCGCCACGATGACTTTGATCCGGTCCTCGGTTGCCTGGTCCATAATGGGCCGTCCTCTTTCCCTGCCCGCGACCGTTGACATTCGTTTACTAAACTGCTACACTTTCCCTGCCTGATCAGGCCGGATAGTAGCGGGTCAAACCGTGTCGCGATGCCGTCGCGATATTCGGGGAGCGTCAACTCCCCGGACTGCTGTCCGTTTTTTTACTTAACTTGCCAGCCTCAATAAAATCGTTGTGGTTCCATTTCCCATTGCATGTACTTCCCGGGCTATGTACCGCACTGTTTCGAAGATGAGCCCGTCGTTCTTTACCGCTCCCGGCATCTGGCTTGTCTTGAACGTGAAGGATGGGTCGGAAGTCTCCGTGTCCAGCACCTGCTTGTAGGGCTTGCGAAACAGCCCGGTAATGGCTACCCCGCCGGTCCAGGTGTCGAGGTCAAAGTCCTCGTCCCCCAGAGACTGGTAGTAGTCCACCGTGTCCATGTCCTCGCCTTCGAGGACCCCTGTTACTTCGTCTGCGGTAAATTCCATGATGCCCTCAAAACCCCCGGGGCTTTTGCCCCGGGGCTGTATTACACTTGCGGGAAGCTACGCCCTGTCTGACCAGATGCGGACATAGTCGATATACAACTCTCCCAGACCGACGCCGGTTTCCTTGTGACAGATCATGAACGGCTGAAGTGCCAGCGTTGCCACCTGGTTAACGCTGAACGTGGTGCTGCTTGCCACGCGGGTGCCATCGATGTAGAACAGCACGTTCGTGGGATCAGTGCAGTCGATGCGGAAGATATGGAGTGCATCGGCTACGACCGTTACGCCGGTGGCCACGGCATCATTGTCCGTTACCGTGTCGTCGGTGTGGATCGTACAGGCGCCGGATCCGTCGAAGCAGAAGAAGATATGCTCGGCAGGACCGGCATCTGCCTCGGCAATGGGACCTTCGACGTAGTCTCCTGCCAGGCCGAAGTAAAGCTCGCTCTGGCCGGTGGGCAGGGTATGGACGATGACGCCGAACTCAATGTTCGGGCCGTGGTCCAGCTTGATGGGCCGGTTATCGTTCCAGTAGTAGCCGGACTCCTGCTTTTCGTTCGTGGCATCGAGCATCAGATCCAGCTGGCCGTTGTCGCCGTCTGCCAGAAGCGCCGGGGTCGTGGCGCCGGCCGCTGATGTGTCCTTGGCCGTCCAGTAGAGCGTGTCAAGGGCGAAAAATTCGTCATAGAAGCTGACGGGCGCAACGGGCATGCTCTCCTGGGTGGTGCTTTCGAAGAACCGCAGAAACTTGGTGTACCATCTGCCTCTGAGTGCCATGTTGTCCTCCTGCATTTAGAATGCGGCGGGCCCCATGGCCGGGGACCGCCGGAGTGTTGGTTAATTCCAAGCGCAGGCTAAAGCCTGCGACGACCATGCGGCTATGTGAGGGCCGTGGCAGACCGGTTGCCGGGATAGCGCGGCTGCAGGATGGCAATGACCGTGACGTTCCCGGTCTGGCCGCCGCCGCCCACGTCGTCGGAGATCCGGAGCGTGAGCCATTCGTGGTCGTTGCCGGTGTCCATGTCCGCGGCGTCAACCTCGATAATCTGCAGGAAGTTGTCGTCCGTGGCGTTTGCGATCGTGAGCGCGGACGAAGTGGCATCTGCCGCGAGCACATCGCAGTCTGCGGAGCCCTGGGCAGCCCCGCCCTTTGCATGGTGGAAGGTCAGGGCCGTGGTGGCTGCGCCGTCCGTTGCGCCGGAATATACCCGGAGCGTGCCGTCGGCCACGCCGATGGCGTGCCACTGGACCAGAAAGGTGCAGCGGCTGTAGTTCTTCATGTTGATGCTGTCGGTGTCCAGTGTGGCACCGGCATTCAGGTCTCCGTAGCGGAGAACCGGGACTATCTTGCGTCGTTCTGCAATGTTCATTTTGGAACCCTCCTTTTTTGAATTGGACTTACACCCGGCGCTGTCGCTTCGCCGGGTGCGAGTTGCGCCTAATCGCGGGACTCGCTCTTAATCATCGGCGCAAGCCGTCAGACCTCGACGGCAGAATGCGCCGTCTTTCCTTATGCCCTGGTTGCCAGTGCCACGAAGGGGCTGACCGTTGCGCTGCCCTTTGCCGGGGTGAGCGGGCTGTTCCAGATGGGCTGGCCGTTGTTCCGGACGGTCCACTTGAAGACCTGCTCGTCGTACAGGAACCGGACCTCGACCGAACGGGAGGCGTTGATGCCGCCTTTCTCGATGACGAGGTACTGGCTAAGATCGACGAACATGATATCTCCCACGGTGCCGAGCGCTGCGCACTGCTCGATCTCAAGCACGGGCTTGCCGAAGATCATGCCATAGGGTGACTGGGACACGCCGCCCGGGGGCAGGAACGTAGGAACTCCGCCGGTGCCGATGGGCATGGTCATCTGCATGAGCTGGGGCATGCACTCGGTGTTAATAATAAAGACAGCGTTTGCCTTGTTCCGGGCGGGCATGCGGGAGTACATGTTGATGAGGTTCTCGGTCACAATCGTGGCTGCGACCTGGCCTACTTCCTTGGCCTGCGAAACGAGTGCGTTGGAGCTCAGTATCCCGAGCATCTGGCCTGCGCCGGTTCCGTTCAGGATTTCATCATCCTGCTTGTAGCCCAGCTCTTCGACAAAAGCCTGGGAGAACACGCTCTCGAGTGCGGTGGCGTCCGACAGAAGCTCATCCGTGGCATAGCCGATGCCCATGAGCTTTTCGAGCTTGAGTTCCATGTTGCGGAACTTCGGCTTTTTGGAGGTGACGGTGCCAGCCTCGGCGGTGCGATAGACCTGGACGCCGCCCCAGCGGGAGCCGGTGACGCGCGTGGTCTCGTCTACGACCGGAGCGTTCAGCGCGTTGCCGCTGATCTGGATGTGGCGGCAGCGGGGATACAGAACCGAGGTTTCGTTTGCCCGATCCAGGAGCGAGGTGGTGAAGTCCGTCTGGATCAGGAAGCTGCCGTCCGACGGGATGGCTTCGCTCGCACCGGTTGCGGCGTTGTAGACTTCCTTGAGCCGCTGCTGCGCGGAGTGGTCCCCGGTGGCCGCGGCCTTGACCGCGACGAGCTGCTCGCCCAGGCTCCGGAAGGGCTTGCCCTCGTGGGCAGGGGTTACCTTGATGTTGAGCGGGCCGCCGTTCGAGGCCTTCTTGACCCGGTTGAGGATCTCTGCCCTGAGCTGGCCTTCGTCCCAGCCCTGCTCGACGGCATGCTCGGACAGCGCCTCCATCTTGAATTCCTTGCCGATGGCGCGGAGCTCCTTGGCCCGGCTCAGTTCGTTCTGGCGGGTCTGGTTCAAGACCGCCGCTGTCTGGCTTTCCTGTTCGCACGTCGGACAGGAATCTCCCATCATCGGCGTGCCGTGTTTAGTACAATTCATTGGTTTGTGCTCCTTCCTGTTTGGATTGATAGTGCTGCCCGCTGCCGCCTGCGCGGGTTGCGGACTGACGACGGCGCCCTGTGCTGCCTGCTTTCCGGCAGGCGCGCTTCCAGCGGGTTTTTCCCCCGCGCCGGAAGGTGCCAGAGTGCTGCGATCAGCCGCGGCCTTTGCCGCAACTGCAGTGGGTACGTTTTTGTACGGGGAGAGATCGAAGGCCATGGCCGCAGCCTTCTGCGCCTTGGTGACCTCGTCGCAGAAGCCCATCTCGAGGGCCTCTTCGGCGTTCATCCAGGTCTCCTCGGCCATGAGCGCCGAGATCTCGTCGTCGGTCTTGCCGGTCTTGTCGCGGTAGGCGGAAATAAGCCCGACCTTGATCTTGTCCAGGACGTCGGCTTCCTTGCGCATCTGCTCGGCGGTGCCGACGGCCATGCTCCAGGGGTCATGGATCATCATGGTGGCGTTCTCGGGCATGACCACCCGGCCTGCCATGGCGATGACCGAGGCGATGGAGGCGGCGAGGCCGTCGATGTACACGGTCTTTTCCGCCTTGTGCTGCACGAGCAGGTTATATATAGACAGCCCCTCGAAGACGGACCCGCCGGGGGAGTTGATCCGGATGTCGAGCTCCTCGATGTCGCCCAGGTCTTTCAGGTCCTTGGCGAACTGCTTGGCGCCGATGCCCTCGGACCAGAAGCCCGCGCCGATCTGCTCGTAGATGAGGATCTCGGCTTTTTTGGAGCCTTTGTTGTGGACGATGTTCCAGTATTTTTTGAAGTCAGGCACGATGGACCTCCTGTGATTGCAAAATAAAAAAGCCACGCAAGGGGGGGTTGACCCTGCGTGGCTCTTGGTACAGCCTGGTGGATATTCAGTTTTAGAATCTAAAATCTTTCACCGCGAAGGCGCAAAGGTCGCGAGGAAAGACTTAACGAACGGGAATTAATTCTCTGGGTATTCTGGGCTTCCCGAATAATTTACGATCTACCTCGTCGATTCTTCCTTTGTAAAAATCTTTTGGGCTGATAACTTCACCAGCCATAATTTTTTTGCACTTGTGGCAGCGGATCTCGTATTTTCCGCTTACCTTGCCGAGGGCCTGGCCGCATTCGCAGCGGATGAGGATCATACCAGCCTCTCCTCTTCCTTGCCGTCCTTGTCCTTTACCTCGAAGGTCTTTTTGCCCTTGCTCTTTGTGCCATACACATGAATATCCGGCTGATTGACCGTGACGCTCGCGGGCTGGACCTCGACCTTGTTCTCCACCTGCGTCTGCGGCGTGTTGACCGTGACCGGGGCATTCACTGTGACGGGCTGCTCGGGAACGTGCACGTCGGTCTTGTTCTCGATCCGGACCTCGGGCGCGTTGACGGTAACGGCTGCCGGGGCCACGGTAACGGCGGCGGGAGCGGACGGCTCGACGGTCGTGTGGTTCTCGACCTTCATTTCCGGCGTGTTGACCGTGACCGCGGCAGGCGATACAGTGTTCTCGAACTTCATCTCCGGGGTGTTGACCGTGACGCTTGCGGGGTTGACCGTGACGCTTGCGGGGTTGACCGTGACGCTTGCGGGGCTGACCGTGACGGGGCTGTTGACCGTGACCTCGCGCTCCTGCATGTTGTTGTGGATGTCGATCTTCTGCTCTTTGGGCGCCAGGGCCTTGATGGTCTCCAGGAACGAGTTCTGGAGCTTGATGAACTCGCCGGTCAGGTTCTGCATCTGCTCCTCGGGCGGCATCTTCTTCTTGTTGCCGCCGTCGCCTTCCGGACTGGCCGGGGCCTTTGCGGCTGCCGCCTTTTCGTCCGGGTCGGTCAGGTCTACTTTGTACTTTTTGGCGAGCGCCTCGTCCGCGGCGATCTGTATCAGCAGCTCCTCGTAATCCTCGCCGTCCTCTGCCGCGACCTTGGAGCGCGAGGTGATCTTGTTCTTGATGGCGAGCAGCCGGGCGTTTACGTCCTTCTCCGGGTCCACCCAGGCCCAGACGCGGGGCTGCCATTTCGGTTTGGCGAACTTATCGAGTTTGGATACAGGAATGCCGGGAATGTTCCCGACCAAAAGCTGCATCCGGAGCCAGCGCCGGAAGATTTCCTGCTTGTAATTCTCTATGAACCAGCCCTGGATGACCTTCCAGCAGTCGCGCTCCTCGAGCACGCCCGCTCGGATGCTGGAATAGTTGACGCCTTCCAGGTCGCTGGCGAGCGAGTTGTACGAGACGAGCAGGCCGGAGGCGATGCCCCGGAGCGCGGACTTCATGAAGGGGCCGAAGTTGCCCGCCGGGCGGCTGGGGTCGAATGGCTTGAAATGGTAGCCCTTGGGCGCCTTGGCAAAGATCCCCGGCTCCATCTCCATGACGGGTGTGCCGTCTGAATCCTTTGCATCGGCTCCGGGG